TTCTTTCTTTGATATCTTTGGTTTAGATGATTTCTCTTCTTTTGGCTTTTCTTCTGGATCTTTTTCTTTTTGTTCTGATTGCGGTTCTTTTTGTTCTGATTCCTGTGATTCTTCTTGAGATTCTTCGGTAGTCTCTTCTTCAGGTTCTGGTTCTATCATCTCAGGCTCTTCTTTTATTTCTTCCATTGGTGGTGCAGTTTCTTCAGGTTCTGGTTCGGGAGCCGTGATCTCTGGTTCAGGCATGTCTTCTACTGAAGCTATCATCTCAGGCTCTGGTAACTCTTCAAGTTCCATTTGTATTTCTGCTTCAACAGTTTCTATATTTACAGGTATTTCCATTTCCATGTCTGGCGGTGGTAACATTTCCATTGGTGGCGGTGGTGCAAACTCCATGTCAAAATTCATTTCTAATTCTAGTTCTAATTCAACCGACTCAAAGCTTACTTCTTCAGTTTCAGGTTCAATAGGTGTAAAATCAATATTACCTTCATCAAAACTAATATCATTATATTCAAACACTTCTTCTACAAAATCTAGTTCAGTAGGATCAAATATATCTAAATAATATATTTCTTCTAAGGTAGTAATTTGTTGTGTAATAATAGTATTAATTACATTGTAAAAAACATTGACACTAACGTCATCAAACAAAGGACCTACAGCAAGATTAATATCTCTACCACCTACCTCGATAACTACTTTATTTAATACACCAGCAAAATCGAAAGACCCATTATAAGATTGATATCCGGTTGATACTCCAGATTCAGACAAGATGTCAGTGCCTGAAAAGACCTGGCTAGTTCCGTTAAGTCCTGTAATGTGCATGTATATTCTATCTTGAGCATCTTGTTTATCTACTTCTATTGAATATTTTACTTCGCCACCTTTTTGTATATTTAAATCAGATATGTCAATCGTATTAATAAATGTTGTACCCATACCATCAACTCCCATATTAGAAGTTGAGTTACCACTACCTGTAATCTGAGCACATTTATCTGAACCTAAACCATAACAAGCATTTCCTGTTGGCATACTTGCAGAACCTTGACCACCCCAATCTGAGTCCATATCACCTTCTTTATTAGATGATACATAACCATTAGTGCCATTTAGAATATCACCTGAGTCTTCGTTTGTAATTGTAGTAGTGGTGGTAGTAACGGTCGTTGTAGTAGTTGTAATTATTTCTGTGCCTTTGTCTTCTTCAGTAATGTCAACTTGTGTATCTTCTGTGATAGTAACTCCTGGAATACAAAGTCCTGCTTCATCAATTAAGCACTCTGCTTTAGAATAAGAGGAGACCAGTAGTAATAAGGAACAAAGTCTTATAAAGTGCAATATGTCCTGCATCGCTTAACTCTCCCTCTACAGGTTTTGCAGCCTGTACGTATTCAGTTTTGTATTTACTACCGTCTGGAATCTCATCAGGATTATCAGTCCAGTATTCAGCTGCCTCAGCCCCGATAAGGCCCTTGACAGGGCACGGGGTCCCCGCATCTGTCATCGCTGTCCAGACACGTGGGTCTTGACAAAGGATAGATACAGCTGCAACTTTCATGCCGTAGCCATACATAGACCTACTTAATTTCAATTTTTGACACAGTTCATCATCTACTAAAATTCCAGTGGCAACTCCTAAAACGTTATTTTGAACACTTCCGCCAATACCTACTTTACATATGTCACTGTTGGAATTGGCTATAACTGGTGCATTTGCGGTAGGTGGAGTTGAGTTGGTCACAACCGTGCTCGACACGGTATTTGTTTCGCCCCAGACCTTACCCGCAAATAGCAGAAATAGTATTAAAATGTATCTCATCTACATTAACAACCTTGACCACATTCACCATTACAGTATTCACACATGACATCCTCCTTTTAACTTAAACTTGCCATAGTGTCAGACATTCGTTTTGCTCTGTTGGGGGTCTGCTTTGCCCACCTCGAATCGAGCATTTCAGCCGCTGCCGTCTTGTAATTTGGAGGCGTTTCATCTTTTAATGCTGCCCACATGGCTCGAAATTTGCTGACACCTGTTTTTCCTAGTTGAAAAACCATCTCCACTAATAATTCTTTACATTGATCATGAACTGTATATTCACCTAATAGTTCTTCTGCACCTGATATAGCGTTTTCTAAATCTTTTTCTAGTATCTCCATCAAGAAGGACTCTTCATATTCTTTATCATCTTCCCAAAAATCTTCTACACAGAGGTGGCCCACTCCCACAGTTCTCTTTCCCAATGTGTCGAGGTAAACCTTGTTGCGGTAACCCTCATTATGACGTACAGACGCCAAAAGTCTTTCCATATCCATTTCTAAAACTCCTTATAATTCTTAATTAAAAACTCTTCCATCCAGGCCATTTTGTCGTCCATGGACTGTAATTGTACCTTGATGACAGCAATATCTTGTTGCATTTCTGCAACACTATTTGCTTTTTTTTCAACAGCATTCAATCTTTCACTCCACATACCCCAAGTAACACCAAAGCTAAGAACTAGCCCTGCTAACCATAACATATCCTTTGTGTTAAAATTAAACATTATACTCCCATTGTCCTTCATCAGAAGGATCATTGAACATTAAACTGTCGGCCTGCATCATATCATTCATGCCACCCTCTTTCAAACCAATAATACCTCCGTCTGCTACTTCGTACATGTTTGATGCACCTTGTTCTTGAACGGGTATACCTCTAAAAATTGGATTTATTCTATCAAATTCTTCTCGTTGTCCTTCTTGCATTATATAAGGAGCTGTTTGAGGGTCAATTGTGGGGCCTTGCATGCCTATTTCTTGTGCTTTCATGTTTTCTGATTTAGCTATCATAGCAGCTTCTCTAGTTACTAAATCTTTAAAAGGATCTGTGAGTTGATCATAAGATGTGTTTGGTGGAATGATACCCGCAGCTACAAAATTATTTAATGCTTCTTCTAGAAATTGATTTGCAGATCCTGTAGATATATCTGATTTTCTTAATGCTTCCATAAATAAAGATAGACCTGAATCTTTTACCTTACCTATCAGACCTAACTCATCTCTTAACGCTGGACCTATGTCAGGATTATTAGCTGCAAATAAATCTTTAGCAGGCTGATCCCTCATAGCCATCATAATACCTTCTTTAGATTTATCCGATAATGCTTTAGCTTTATCATCTATCTCTTCCATAATCATTCTTGAACCTTCTGCTTCACTATCCGTAGGAGTATCTAAATTTTGTATCTCTCTTCTTGCTTTAAATAAATCTTCTAATTGTTCTTTACGTCCTTGTGGTAAAACTCCACCTGGTGCGTTAGGTGGTGTTCCCCCATTCTCTAATTGTATAATACCACCATCTTTGGCAGTCACGTATTGTAGATACTCATCGTATGTTCCTGATCTATATCTACCAAGATTAGGATCAAAGAATGTAAAGTAGTTTTGTGGAGGAGGTGTGTAAACAGGATCTGTTCCGGGGTCCGTGGTTCCATCATCACCTTCACCGCCTTCTCCTCCTTGACTACCTGATATAGGATCAGGGTCACCGCCTCTTCTTTGAGCCATAGCATTTTTATTAGCCTCGGCTCTAAACTCGTTTAATTCATAATCTTGCATTTCAGGAGTAGCCATCATTTGATTATACAAATTACGATCATTAGCTACAGAAGCTGCAAATTGATCAAGCTCTTCTCCTTCAAGACCTTTTTCTCTACCAAAATATGTGGCTCGTTGACCAGCACTGCTACCAAAAATTCCAGAAACTATGTTTAAAAACGGATTATATTGAGTGGTTAAGTTCGCACCTTTCTCAAAAATATTTTGTGGATCTTCAAAAGGCAAAAACATATTGCTTTTTTTCATGCCTGGTTCATATATCTCACTTGCTCTTTGTTGTAAAAATTCTGCACCTGGTCCTGATGTTCTCAAAATACCTTCTTGACGTAAGTCTCCTACAAGGTCTTGTAAAACATTACTACCTGTTCTCAAATTTGTTCCAAGTCCCTGACCTATACCCACTCTTAAATCTCTAATTTGATCTCCAGTTAAACCATATTTATTCATGAAGGCTTTGGTCTTTGTACCACCCGTAAATAATCCTGCTTTATATGCGTCTTTTAGATCATTAATAAAATCAGTAGTTTGTCTGCCACCACCAGTGCTCGCACCCACATTTAAACTGGCTTGATCTTTTGCTTTTTCTGTATTGTCTTTTTGTTTTTGTGCTTTGTCTAAATCTTTTGAAATCTGTTGGCGTTCTTTTTCGTTAGATCCACTTCTGTCGGGACGAGTATATTTTTTTTGAAAAGTTTTTTCTTTCTTTGTTAGTTCTTTACCACCTTTTGCTACACTTCTACCTGGTCTATATATATTTTTTGGTGCCATTATGGTCTTCTCCTTCCTGCAAAGTACATGATGCCTTGCTTATT